CCTCGTAGTTCACCTCGATCACCAAAGCATCGGGCGGTGGTTCTGGACCGCGCAAGAGATGATCGACCGGGTCCGACTGGTAGCGAGGGTTCCAAGTAAATAAGAGTTCTGATCCAGGCTTTCGGATCGTCGGGCGCAATAGGTCCAAGCTTCTCTGGCTCAATGACTGCGCCTCTTCGACCCAGGCGATGTCGTAGCCTTCCAGCGACTTGATCGAGTCTGCTGTGTGGTTCTGCATACCCTGGAAGATGATCCGACCGCCTCGAGGCGTCAGGATCTGGTCGCGCTGCACCTCGAACAACTGCCCAACCTTAAGCTTCTCGATCTTCTCTTCGAGTAGCTTCTTGACCGACTGGTTGAGGGACTTCTGGACTTCTCGGACACAGACAACATCGGTCTTGGCGGTAACGCACCGTCTGATGATGTATTCAGCGAATGCGTGAGACTTTCCTGATCCACGGCCACCATAAGCGCCGCGGTATCGGGCTGGCTTCGTTAGAACATCGACGGCCCAGCGTGGAATCTCAATGTTGAGGATCGACAATGGTAAGCCTCACCTCGTTCACCATTGGGCCGCCGCCAGGGCCGCTAATCTCGTTCTCAACCTTGTCCGAGTAACCATGCTTGGTGAGCATCAGCTTGCTGATCGTGGCGTTGTAGTCGCCCTTTAGACTGCCTTTGAGCAGCTCCCGCTCTTGCTTGGCCATGATCTTGCCTAAGATGTCCGAAAACGCCTCGTTCTCTTTGGCCCATTCGTAGACCGTTGACCTTCTCTTATCGATGTAAAGCGCCAGCCCAGCAATAGTTGGAACCTCTTCTTCTCTCAGATAACCACCGTCAACGTACTCTTGCGCCTTCGCAATTATTGCGTCATTGAACTCTTTGGGTCGTCCACCAGGGTTCTTCATGCTGTTGGTTTGTCCTCAGTCTTTAGCTTGTAGGTCCAGATCTCTTTGCGCCCGAAGCCTTTGACCCTTGCGACCTTCTCTTGTTCGATCAGGCCACGCTTGCGGAGATGCGCCAGGCTCATGCTGATCTGGCCGTCAGACAAATCAGGGTTGCGCTCTCTGAGGTCTGAGTGCGTGAGTGGCTGGCCATTGAGGCTTGCTCGTATTTTTGTGACTGCGCCAGAGCGCTGCTTCTTTTCTTCCATGATTCTCTCCTTGGCAATTATTGTAAGTCATTATTTGCCGAGCGCCACCTGAATGGCTCGACGTAATGCATCTATTGCGCTGGAGATTGGCCCTTGAAAGAATCGGCGCCTTCTGTAAGTTTCGACAAATGTCCAGGTTATTCGGTTCACGGTTTCTTTTGCTTTCTGCATTCTTTCTGCATTGATGGATCGTAAGAAGCCCTAATGATCTATGGATGGTGCCTTATGCGAAGTTGTTGCATTTTTTGCAACCTGTCGGTTTTCTTGACAGGTTCCCTGCTCTACCCAAACGTCATAAAGATCGTCCTCGTGCTCATGGCGATCTTTTGCCGTTTCATCGACAGGTTCTTGGTTTATGTCGCTGGCGTAAACAGGTCTGGTGTAAACAGGGAAACCAGCAGGGTCTTCCCAAAAGGTTTGCTCATACCCTTCACCGAATCTGTCAGTAGCTGGTATCACATAAAAGGCAGGCTCTTGCTTCTCTGCCTCTGCGATGGCTTGGCGTAGTGCGGCGATGGCTTCGCTTGCAGGGGTTGGCTGATAATCTTCCGCACTTCGGTAATACTCTAAAGCCTCCAGTGCTTGCTTCATTGCCTCAATGCTCATACCGTAGCCCTCCTTCTTTTATCTAGCACAACTATCAACACCCCATTTCGCACTACAAGGCAATGTCGATACCAACTTGCACCGTATCCGTTCATAACTTCCCCTTTTCCGCTCTCACGAACAACCTGTGTTTGATTGCTTCAAGCATAAAAATTGCACTTCCAAATTCAATGTTGGCGTTCCAAAAATCCACATCAGTTCGATCACTCGGCATGGTAATTACAAGCAGAGAGTCATCAGGTTTGATTTGCTCCAGCACGGCATGGAGACACGCCTCATTACTCCAATTGCCAAGGCTTTCGATCTTGGTTTTCATTTCTCACTCCTTGCTCTGATTGCTTCAGCGCACTCATGGTTTCTTTCGTGCATCCCGTTAGTTGCCATGCCTAATTCTTCACACACCTTCGCACACGCCTCACGCTCCCTGTCTACTGCCCAGTTGACCAGACGGTAAATAAACTCGTCGGCGTCGAGTCCCTGCGGCAACGCTTCTATTAGATCCGCAATCTCGTCTTTGGTCATTTGTTTTCCTCGGACTCGATCAGCTTGTTAAGAAAATGACGGCACTTGTAAAGATCTTCCAGCCCATTCTTATCGCGCCAGCGTGAGATGTACTTGATCACCGACCCTTCCATGTAGCCGATCTGGTTCTGAATGATGTAATCCCAGGGCTGGATGGCCAGCTTCTTGTAATGCTGCCCGGCCACCTGGGTCTTGTTCTCTTCGCTCATTGCTCGTCCTCGTTAAAAGAAAACCACTCGCAGATCTCCATCATGACCGAGTCAATGATCTTGTTCTGCAGCTCATCATCGCTCGGCGTGTCGGTATGCTTGTGCGCCCGATTAAAGCCCAGCTGCACCCCGTTCTCCACGCATTCTTGGATTAACTGGTAAGTCTTCGCCTTCATAGCTTCACTCCCATGACAGAAATAGGCACGTTCGTACCCAATTCGGGTTTAACGCTCATGTATTCAGAATCCCAAGCAATAGGTCTGCCTGTCGCAATGAAGTGCCAGGCGCTGCCGCCGTTGAAGCATGGGATCTTTTCGAGAACATCCAGACGCTGCAGCAGGCGCAGATGCTTGTAGATACTATTGCGCTCGATGCCAATGAAGTCGGCGATCTGGTCGGAGCGCTTGGCCGTGTGGCAGAAGTGAAGGATGGTTTCCAATGTCTTGCTCAATTTTTTGGGTGATGCAGTCACAGGCCGCGAAAATTCGCCGCCGCAATGAGGGCATTTCATGGCATTCCCCTAGCTCTGGTTTTCGAGTTCGGCCTGGATTCGAGCTTCCTTGATGCGCTCCACCACCATCGACAGGGCTGCAATGACATCCTTGGCCCGGTTGATCGCGCTGGAGGCTTCAAGTTCAACTCGCCGCAGCTCATCGCTGTTGAGGTGATCCATTGTCGCTTCCTTGCTTGTTGGCCCATATTTCAAGGCAGGCCCGGTCCAAATCCCAACTGACCGGGTTCGTTTTGAGCGCATCTTCACGCCCGAGGTTATATGCGGCGATAATGTCGGTGGCTGAAGACGACACTTTTGCAGGGGGTTCTTTTGTCTCTTGAATCCTGTCGTACCCCAAGACCGTCAGAACGCCCACCGTAAATCCGAAAATCCAGTTCATAACTCACTCACTTTCACCGAGACTTTTTCGACCACGCCTTCCCACTTGGCTGCGACCTCTCGCGCTTTGGTTCGGGTGGCAAAGAACATCGGATGACCGTTGGCATCCCGCAAGATGCCTTGGCCAATCCGAATCCACCAGCATTCAAATCTCATCTGAATAACTCAGGCAGAAAGTTTGCTGCCAGGAAGATGATCACCAAGAACGCTGACCCCAGCAGGCAATCCAGTTTGGAGTTCAAGCTTGCGTCGATCCTTCGCTGCCGTAATTCTTGCAGCTGCTTCCCTGTCAGGCTGAACTGCATTAAAGGCGAGGGTGAATATTTTTTTGAGTTCATCAATGTTCTCCGCTTCTTTGATTGAAAGTTCATGGTCGGCAATAGTTGATTCGGAAATCTTGACTGCTGGCTCATCGTTCGGTAGGTCTTCGCCTGCGTAGACCGAGATCCCGAGACCGTGGCAGGCAATGGCCTTGACCAGGCAGCGCATCATGTTCTTGTTCACAATGAATGCGTCGGGGTTCTTAACGGCCTTGTTCATGTGGTCCATGACCGGGAGGTGCATGGAGATTGGCTTGCCAAATGCCGTAACGGTGCAGCTCACCATCAAGGTGTCTGCGAATGACTGGGGTTGGTGGAACTCCCAGGTGGCCGTCGGGTCGGCTTTCATCAGGAAATCAACGGCTACGGCCCAGCTCAGATAATCGAGCTTGCCCTTCTTCTCAACGTACTTTGAAACATCGATGCTTGCGAGTTCTTTGTAGTGATTCATTTTCTGCTCCTTCTTGGTTGATAACGGTTCTATTGTAAGGGTTCTATTGTAGATTGCAATAGATGGCCTTCACTACTCGCTGAGACCGCCCAGACGCGGCGCGGCGCCTCTCGCCCGTGTCCTCGATCATTCCCTTTCGCAGTAGTGGCGCAAACCTTGGGGTGATCGAATGGCTGCGGAGGTGAGCGAGTTCGCGCTCGACATCGTCGGCAATGCACCCGTTCGGATACTTGGCGATCACCTCCCAGACCATCTGCTCGAGCTTGGCCGAGTCCACCTTCTCTGCAGCCTCATGACTGGTGTCTGGGTCTTCGGTCCTGACCATCTCTCTGGGCGCGGTGCCGAATGCGGGAAATAGATCCTGTTGCATTAGAGTTCCTCCACCGTGACCTGATAAAGCTTGCCGTTCTTGTCCACCACCGTGAGGCGCTTCTTAGTGCTGATCAAATAACCGTCCTCGGGGTGCAGATCGAATCGGACCTTGCCGCATCCCATGATGATGCCGTCAGGGTCTGAGGTGTTCAGCGCGTGATTAATCATGGCCGCGATCTTGTCGCAGTAGGCAGGCCGAATATTAGGTTGGTCCCAGGGTGCCAGCTCTTGCTCTTGCTGCTCGAGCTGCTGCTGGTGGTGAAGTGCTGCTTGGATGTCGTCCTGGTTCATTTCATTTGCTCCCAGTAAATCGCCTCAAGGCGGTCGTTGATGGTGTCAATGGTTTTATTGACAAAGCGAAGCTCGGCTTCAATTTGGTCGTTGATCAGGCGCTGCTTGGCCGTGACGGCCTCAAGACGTTCCATCCAAAAGTTGAGGTCGCGGTTGAGGCACTCTTGCTCGTGAGTCATGATTAGTCCTCCGATCCATCGAAAAAGGGTTCGCTGTACTCGACTAAGAAATCGACTTCCGAGCGGCGTGATTCTAAAAAGTTGTTGAAGTTGCGCTCGGCCTGCTTGGCCGCTTCGATCTCAGCAGGCGCATGGCCTGGGAACATCTCGGTGAACGTGGTAGCTTTAGACATTTTCTGCTCCTTCAAGATTTGATGAATAGTTACTGCACAAGATCTATTATCCATAAAACAATAGTTCATGCAAATAGAATCCCACACAACTAATGGGGGAATTATGCTGGTCCTTCCCTGGCCACCCAAAGAGCTGTCACCGAATGCCCGAATCCATCGACTGGCCAAAGCCAAAGCGGCAAAGGCTTACCGCCATGCCTGCTGGGCATTGACCAAAGAATCAGGGGTAGCACTCAGTCGTACACCTGTTCACCTTCAGGTGACCTTTGTGCCACCAACCAAGCAGGCCAGGGATCTGGACAACTGTCTGGCCTCGATCAAATCGGGTCTTGATGGGGTCGCCGATGCTCTTGGGGTCAATGACCGACTCTTTCGCCCGATTACCATTGACATGAAGCATGAGGTCGGTGGCGTGGTCATTGTTGAGTTTTTAGAAAACTGAGGTATTATTCTCTTGTCGGAAGTGACGCTCCGGCATTTGGCAAGAGAACCTAGAACCCTTTAGTAGGGGCTTGTATGCACTTCACTCTTGCCGAGTGCTGGCCTGTCAAGCCCAAGTCTCTACTAAAGGGTTTTTTCATTTCCGACTGCGACTGCGCTGGGGAGGGTAAACACCAGCGGCGCAGATCAAAGAGCCAACTGGGGGGATAGTTCCTGAAACATGGCAATGAGGCGGCGAAGCCAGCACCTCTGAGAACGGCAAGGCTGGCGAGTCAAGTGCGGCTCCAATGGGAAAGCTCTTGTAAAGGACTCAGACAATCTTTGTCAGGGATGGCTGAGTCTTGCTCACCAAAGGGAAAACATGGATATAAAGACTCTTAGAGAATTAATAGAATTAAATAAAGAGGTGTTAAGTTGGTTAAACACCCAAAGAGGAATGATCCCGAAAGACTATGCCAAAGACTTAGCCAGGCTTATCTCGAGGGCCGAATTATCAATCAAAGAAGGAGAAGAAAATGGAAGAGTTCGAGAAGTTCTGGAAAACCTACCCACGCAAGGTGGGCAAGGCTGATGCAAGAAAAGCCTGGGCGCAGACTGAGCGTCTTAGACCCGACACCGAGACATTAATTCAAGCAGTTCTCGCCGCCTGCAGAACAGAGCAATGGATGCGTGGCGGTGGTCAGTTTATCCCCCATGCATCGACCTGGCTCCGCGGTGAGCGCTGGGAAGATGAGCATGAAGTGGTCCTTCCCGGTGTTGTCAACGAAAAGCCCTGGCATGAGACCGCCAGCGGCATCGAGGCCAAGGGCCGTGAGCTTGGCATCACTCCCGATCAATTCGCATCATGGCCAGAGTTTAAACAGGCCGTGATGCATCAAGTCATGAGGGCAGCATGATTAAACCAGCAACTGGAATGATTCGATGGTTCTTAACTCAGTTTGGATATGGCGGAATCACATTGCCGCCTTTTGGCATTTACATTCTTGCCGAACGAATGCATGAACCAGATTTAGTTCGACATGAAAACGTCCATTGGGTTCAATACAAAGAGCTTGGCCTGATCAAATTTTATGCGCTTTATCTTTGGTTTAATCTTCGTTATGGATACCAAAATAACCCTATGGAGCGCCATGCAAGAGGTGAAGTCAGGCACTTTACTCAAGGGGGAATCAAATGACACCACAAGAATTTGAAATCACTCGACTGCGCCATGATCTGATGGCCGCGGAGACCGAGATCAAAGAGACCCGCAAACGACTGCTCGAGGAGCTGCTCCAATACGCCAGGCTTGAGGGCATTGCCCTTAAGGATCTGATCCGCATCATGGAGGGCATGAAATGAAGTTATTTGTGCTTGCCCACCAACAGGCCCGTCAGAACGCGCTCAGAGCGGTCGCAGAAGCCCCAGAGGGTTATGAGGTTCGGATCTCTGAGAAGCGGCGCTCACTCGACCAGAACGCCCACCTTTGGGCGGTCCTGACCGACATTGCCAACCAGGTCGTCTGGCACGGTCAGCACCTGTCACCAGAGGATTGGAAACATATTCTCACCGCGGGGTTAAAGCGCGAGCAGAGGATGGCGCCTGGCATCAACGGTGGCTGGGTGGTCTTAGGATTGTCTACCAGCAAAATGACCAAGTCCGAGTTCTCGGAGCTGCTCGAGCTGGCCTACGCATTTGGAGCTGAGAAAGGAGTGCAATTTGAACTACCGCAACAAGAAGTTGCTTGAGGCCGTGAGGCAGCTGCCTTGCCAGGTCTGCGGCATCGAGGATGGCACGGTGGTGGCCGCGCATTCGAACCAACTCAGGCATGGAAAATCGATGGGCGCCAAGGCGCATGACTGGGCCATTTCGGCGCTGTGTTTTACCTGTCACGCAGAGCTGGACCAGGGCAGCCAGTACGACA